AAATTGCTAAAGGCAATCTTCCAGAAAATACTGAGGGTACAGTAGCTGCTACTCCTCCTGCTGAGCCTGAAGATGAGGACGATGATGAAGATGATGAAGAAGAGGACGATGAAGAAGATGCGTCAGCAAAAGTAGAGGAAACTGCTGAAGTTAAAGCTGAGCGTGAGAAGCAAGAAAAGATTGCGGCTAAAGCTCAGCGCAAGCAAGACAGGATGCAGGCTCGCATTGATGAAGCTACAGCTAAGGCTAAAGCAGCTGAAGCTGAAGTAGCTAGGCTTACTGCTCAGTTAGAAGCTGACCCTGAAAAAAGGCTCACAGCTGAAGAAATTGAAGCTAGAGCTAAAGCTATTGCGGCTGAAGAAAAGCGAACAAATGATTTAAAACAATTGCAAGCTGACTTTGATGCAAGCTGCGAAGTTTTACAAAAAGACGCTAAGAAGATAGACAAGGATTTTGATATTAAAGTAAATGAAATGGCTGAGCAGTTTGGCCCGATCCCGTCATTCATGATTGGTGTTTTATCTGACTTGGATAATGGCGGTGAAGTGTTGGCTAAGATTGCTGCTGATGACGATATAGCAGAAGAAGTTTATGGGATGGCTAACAAGCCAACCAAGCTAACTAAAAAGTTAGTGGAGCTTTCTAAAGAATTGTCAGATGCTAAAAAACCTAAGCCTAAGAAATTTTCTAAAGTGCCTGACCCTGTAGAGCCTGTTAATGGTAGTCGCAGCAATAGCATTACCATTACAGAAGCTGATACTAAAAATATGGAAAGCTATGTAGCTAAGCGTGCAAGGCAAATGGAAGAAAGGCGTAAGCAGGGGAGAATGAATTAAGCTGTTGGAACGACGCGGCTCTCTACCTTAATGGAGAGAGTGAACCGTAAGTGATTACGGTTTAGCCGACAGCTTAGTGAAGTGTGGGCATTTTTCTAAGTGCCCACACTTTTATAGAAAATGGAGAATTTTAAAATGCGACCTTGGACTGATTACTATCCTAATGGTAGATATGTGTATTATGAAGGTGATGACCCTCATACGTTTGTTAGAGAAATGAAAGGCGTAAAGACGCTAAAGCTGCGCTTGACAAATCTTAAACTTTAAAAGTATTGTGTGGGCAACCCCTCTTGGTCGGGCAAAAGACCCTGCTGCTACCGTTTCTTGGTTCGGATTAAACCCTGATTAGCTTGTTAAATTTGCAGAACTCAAGCCTCTGCTTTTCCAAACATTTTAATCATCAAATTCATGCATTGATTGCATAGGGATTTAAATCCAATGGCTAATACTTATCTTACGATTGACATGCTGACTGCAGAAGCTGTAATGTTATTTAAGAATAGTGACCTGTTCATTATGAACATGGATACTCAATATGACAACCAATTCGCTGTTGACGGTGCTAAGATTGGTGACACTCTCCGCATTCGTCTGCCGTCTGACTTTGTTGTTACTGACGGTCCCGCGATGCAGTTGCAGGGCAATACACAGCAGTATACTTCTCTGACTGTTTCTAGTCAGAAGAACGTTGCTACTCCGTATTCGACTGCTGAGCGCACTATGAGCATTGACCGTTACTCTGAGCTGGTTGTGGCTCCGATGGTTAACGCTCTTTGCGGTAAGGTTGCATCTACCGTTATGCGCGGCTCTGAGGGTGGTGTTTGTAACCTGATTAGCAACGTTGACGGTGCTGGTAACATTATCTCCCCGACTATGGATCAGTTTACGGGAGCTAATGCTATCCTTGACGACCAAGGCGCTACCATGATGGATAGGCGCTGCGTTCAAGACCCTACATCAGACGCGCGCACAGTCAGCTCGTTAGCTGGCTTGCTTAATCCTGTTACGGAAATCTCCTCGCAGTTCCGTAGCGGTATGATGAAGTCTGGTTTAGGTTTTGATCGTTTCTTCCGCGATCAAACTGTTATTAAACATACCACTGGTACTTTTAGTGCTGGCGGTACTGTTAACGGTGGTGGGCAAACTACTTCTACTTCTGGCGGTAACATTACCGTTAACGCCATTACTGGCACTCTCCGCAAGGGTGACATCATCACGTTTGCTAACGTTAACGCTGTTAACCGCGTTACTAAGGATAGCTTAGGTACATTGCGTCAGTTTGTTGTTACTGCTGACGTTGCTACTACCGCTACAACCATTCCGATTTATCCCGGTATGATTGGCCCGGTTGGTGGTGTTGCTGGTGGTGCTGACCAACAGTATCAGACTGTTGACGCTCTGCCCATCAATGGCGCGGCTATGGTGCTGGTTACTCCTGCTAGCTCTGTGTATCGTAAGTCTCTGGCTTACACACAGAAGGCCGTTACAATGGCTTCTGCTGACTTGGTTATGCCCAAGAAAGCAGTTGAAGAAGCCAGCCGCACCTCCTACGATGGTGTCTCTATGCGTATGTTGACGGATTATCTTCCGTTGACGGATCAGCTCGCTACTCGACTTGACGTCTTATTCGGGTTTAAATATATCCGCCCCGAATGGCTCTGCGTGATTTGCGACCGCGTTTAGTTCTGATTTTGTCTTGACTTCCTCGTTAGGCTGAGCTATTTTTGCTTAGTTCTAACGAGGAAGAAAAGAATGAATTGGTCTAACGAATGGGAAAAATCTAAAGAACTTTGTTCCGTAGATGGATGCTACCAGCCAGTAAAAAGAAAAGGTTGGTGCGGCAAACATTATCAGCAGCTTTATAAGTCGGCTCCTGATTACGCGGCTAGAGATAAATCGTTTGAAGGAGAAAAACGCAATCATCCTTTGTATATAATTTGGTGGCAAAGGAAGCAAGACAATTGTTTATGTGAAGCTTGGCTAGATTTTTCAATTTTTGTTAAAGCTGTTTCGCCTAAACCTGATGGCAATTTTTTATTAGTTAAATTGAGGAATGCGCCATTTGGGCCTGACAACTTTAAATGGCAAGCGCATTTAAAGCGTAAAGAAGGAGAAACTAATAAAGATTGGTGGGCTAGAAAAAGATTAGCTAGGCTAGCAGCTAATCCATCAATGGAGAGTGATAGAAATCTCAAGAGAACATTTAATCTTACTCGCGAGCAATATAACGAAAAATTAGCTTCTCAAAACTTTGTATGTGCTATTTGCGAATTGCCAGAAACGTCTACTAGTCCTAATACTGGAACTATTAAAAGCTTAGCTGTAGATCACAATCACGCAACTGGTAAAATTAGAGATTTACTTTGTGGACGTTGCAATACCACAATTGGAAAATTGAATGAAGATTTAATATTGCTAGAAAAAATTAAAGTGTACCTTATCAAACACAAGGAAAATTAAAAAATGTCTCTTACCGCATTCCCTGAGCCTAAAGATTTAGTCCTGCCTTTTGAGCAGATGGTGTTAGACGGAAAGTCCATCAATATGCATCCTTGGAGTGTAGAAAACCCCCATCCCGGCTACGGTAAAGACCCTAACATTTTAAATGAATTTGGTCATACCAAGTACCCTATGTTTGTGGGTAAAGTTATTGTTAATAACGAGGAAGAAGAAAAGGCTGCTAGGGGGGAGCCTAGTGTTCCTGCTGCTCCAGCTGCTAATCTTTGGCCTACGGCTAAATAATAATGACTACAGCAAGAGACTTCATAACATTATGCCTTAAGGAAGCTGGCGTAACTGGCGTAGGCCAAACACCACTACCTGAGGACATTAATGATTGCTTTACGCTCCTAACCCGTATGCTGGATAGGTGGCAAAAGAAGCGTTGGATTGTCCCCAATCTTTATGAAATTTCTGCTCCCGGCAACAATTTAAAATCTAACAGAATTGGCCCCGGTCAATACTACAACGCAGCTAGACCTAACAATATACAAGCTGCTTATTTTAAACAATTAAATTCAGGTGGAGTTGAAAACGAGGGTAGCTATCCTTTAACTCCTATCTTCAGTTGGGAAAATTACGCTCAGATAGCTTTGAAAAATTTAAATTCGTGGCCTGTTTATTTCTTTTATGATGGAGCATTCCCTTATGGGAATGTGTACATTTGGCCTATTCCAACATCAGATTATGAAATACATTTAGTCATCAAAGGGCCTATTGGTTTTGATGTGGTTATTTCTGAAGGAATAGTATCTACTGCTGGAGTTGGTTATACCGATGGGGTTTATCTAGCTGTACCTTTAGTTAATGTTACTGGCTTTGGCTCTGGTGGTACAGTAGACGTAACTGTAGCCGGTGGAGTACCCACCATAGATAATATAGCTGGTGGTGGAACAGGTTACAATATTGGTGATATGCTGACGTTAGATACAACCATTGTTGGGGCTGGTACAGGATTTGAATACACAGTAAACAACGTTACCACCAATTTAGACGCTGAATTTAATATGCCTCCTGAATATGAGGAAGCTATTCATTACAATTTGTGCGTTAGGATTGTAGCTCACTACCAAATGCCCACAAACCCTGTGCAAGGTAAGTTAGCCAAAATTGCATTGAACGATATTAAAAATCAAAACGCTCAGATACCTACTTTGGGTATGCCGTCATCGTTAAAGTTTGGCCGTAACAATGGCTCTGGCTTCTATATCTATAATGCGGATATGCTGTGAGAGTAGAACTTATAAGCGCACCCTATGACGGCAAAAGCATTATTGCATCAGGGCAAGAGTGCGTAAACCTCTATGCCGAGATTAATAATAAAGACCCTCAAGCTCCAGCTAAAGTTACGTACTACTTAACCCCCGGCACAACTGTTTACGCTGACCCTTTATTTGAAAAAGCAGCTAGAGGCTCTTACCGTACCAGCTTAGGTACTGCATTTTATGTAGTCGGGCAAAACGTTTACTTTTTAACATCTGCACAAACTTTAATTTTTATTGGAGCTATCGCAGATAGAGCAAGTCAAATCATATTTTCAGATAATGGGATTGTTTGCGTTTTTGTAGATGGTGTTAACGGGTATGTTATAGATTTGGCTACCAATGCGTTAGGTATCATAATCGACCCTAACTTTTATGGTGCTGATTATGTAGCTTTGCTGGATACATTTTTTATATTTAACGTACCTGACACCAATCAATTCTACATTAGTGTTTCTAACGCTGATTATACATTATTGACTACTACAGGTGCCTTTGACCCATTAGATATTGCATCAAAGGCTGGCTTCAATGACCCTATTGTGGGCATTGTCACAATCCATAGAGAACTTTGGCTTATTGGTGAGTTAACATCTGAGGTTTGGATTGGCACTGGCGCTGCTGATTTTTATTTTCAACAGGTGCAAGGTGCTTATATCAATCATGGTTGCGCTGCTCAGTATTCTATGGCAACTATGGATAATTTTGTTTTCTTCATTATGCAGGACCAACAAGGCAACGGTATTGTTGTTCAAGGTGGAGGATATGAGCTAAACGAAATATCAACTCCTAGAACAGTTAAAGAATTTAAAAGCTATTCTACATTAGCTGACGCTATAGGTTTTTGTTTTCAAATTGAAGATCATGCTTTCTATTGCTTAATATTTCCTACTGCTTCTAAAGGTTGGATGTACGATCTATCTACTAAGCAATGGAATGAGTGGAATTGGTGCGATGAAAACGGAAATCTTTTAAGACCTAGAGCTAACTGCTGCATGTTTGCCTATAATGCTAATTTGGTTGGTGATTGGGAAAATGGCAGACTTCTTCAATTGTCAGCTAGTATTTTTATGGATGAGGATCAGCCCATAGTTAGAATTAGAACATTTCCGCATATGACTGACAACAATCAAAAAATTACATACAATAGTTTTGATTGTGATTTGCTACCGGGTACTATCACAGATCAAGAGGATACCCCCGAAATTAGTTTAAGTTGGTCAGACGATAAAGGTAGAACTTACGGAAATCCTGTAAAGCAGTCTATGGGTAAAACTGGAGACTATAGAGCTGTTCCGTCTTGGAATAGGTTGGGAATGGCTAGAGACAGGGTATTTAAATTAAGTTGGTCTACTAATAACGATATGTCATTAAATGGTGGCTTTATAGATTTAAAGAAAGCCGCATCATGACACAACCTGTACCGAATTTAAGAAGCAGGTTGGTAGATAAATTTGGTTATTTGATTCCACCTTGGAATAGTTTCTTTCAGCAATTAGTACAGCCTGCTCCAGCTGTTGCTAGCGTTGGTGTCAGCAGCACACCGTTTACAGCTAATGCTAACGGTACTTTAATTGTCAAGGGGGCTACTACCATTACGCTCACTAGAGGTACTGTTAACATTACTTTGACCGGACAAATCATTATCCCTATCGCAGTTAGCGATACTGTATCTTGGACGGGCACACCTACTTCAGTGCAATTCTTGGGGGCTTAATTGTGGGCACGTTGACACTTACTGGCGATACACAAAGAGATAAAACTTTTCAGCTTGAAGCAGTTATGAAAACTATGCCTCAAGTTAAATTGGAAGTGATACATCATTTTTCTAAAGGTGTTTACGCTAGGGAATTACACATACCAGCAGGCATTACTTTAGTTGGGGAAATTCACAAATTTAAAAATTTAAATATCCTCTCCAAAGGAAAGATGCTAGTGACAACTGAGGAGGGGATGACGGAAGTTGAGGCTCCTTTTACTGTAGTGTCTCCTCCCGGCACTAAACGTGCGGCGTATACGTTAACAGACTGTGTATGGACTACGGTACATGGAACAGATGAAACTGATGTTAACGCGATAGAGACTGAATTTATTGCCCACACTGAAGAAGAATATTTGGACTTTGTTGGTGCAAATCAACTCATGTTAGGATTTGGACAATGGCTTGGGTAGCAACAGCGGTTATAGGATCAGCAGTCATAGGTGCTGGTACTTCTATTTGGAGCGCAAATAAAGCTGCTGATACACAGTCTAAGAATGCTGAGCGAGTTGCAGATATGCAGCAGCAACAGTATCAGCAAAGCAGAAGTGATTTATCTCCTTATCGAGCTATTGGTGAAGATGCTAGTGGACGTTTAACGTCTAGACTTAGTGAATTGACTACTCCTATTAGTGTCAATCCTCAAGATTTTCTTGATAGTGATTATTATAAGTTTTTAGAAACTCAAGGTCAGAAGGCAGTAACTAATTCGTCTGCTGCTAGAGGGCTAGGTAGCTCTGGTGCTGCTTTAAAAGGTGCTGCTGCTTTTGCTAAAGGTTTAAATAGTCAAGAATGGAAGTCTAACTTTGAAATGCAAAGAGCTAACAAAACAGATGCTTTTAGCAGGCTTAAGAGTTTGGTAGATACTGGTCAAACTGCTGCTGCTGGTGGAGGAGCGTTAGGAGCTGAAGCAGCTAAAAACGCTGGTACAGCTTTAACTGGTGGCTCTAACGCTGAAGCTGCTGCTTATAACAGTATAGGCAGCTCTGTATCTAAAGCTGCTAGTGATATTGGCGGGTGGGCTGCTTATAAGGGTATGTATTCCCCATCAGGGCAAATAGCATTAGGTAGCCCAAGTGGGCCGGCTGTATTTTCATAAGGTTATTTAAATGGCTGGTTTAGAAGCTGACACTTCATCATATAAACAACCGTTACCAGTATCTCCTATGGAGGTAGCTGGTAAGATTGCTCAGACTAGAAGTGCTGTTCAAGGTAATATCAGCAATGATATTTCTATTGATAAGCAGAAGCTTGAGCTTATGAATACTCAGTTTGGTTTAATGAACCAAGAGTTGTCAACAATGATTGATGACCCTACTATCACTAAACCTCAAGCAGCTGAGAGATTAAATAGGTTCGCTACAACTTTAAAATTACCGCCTGAGGCTGTTAAGCATATGATGGAGGAGCTTAATGCTGCTCCATCAGTTAAGGTGTTTTCTGAAAATGCTTTGCGTAGAGGTATGTCTACACAAGAGAGAATTAATCAGCAATATGGTACTCCCGGTAGTGTCACTGATAATAGCGTAGTTAGGCAAGGTGTGCAACAGCCTGCCTCTAAGGGTGGTGGATTTGTTCCTGCTACCCAAATGCCTCTACAGGTTCCTCCCGGTACACCAGTGTATGATAACAGCAATCAGCAAGTATTGACAGGGCCTGCTGGCCCTTCTGGCATTACGCCTGTTCCGGTGCCTGTGCCTCGCCCTGCTCTGCCTGCTCAGCGTCCGGTTGCGCCAGCGGTTAGCGGGCCTACAGGGCCTACGGTAGACGCTACCCCTGCCACACCTACCACTTTCGCCAATCGCTTCCCTGAGCCTCTTAAAGCCGGTCCTAGCCCCATGTTCCCTGAGGGGAAGGAAGCCTATACCAAGGATCAGCTTAATGCTTCAGCTAGATCATTAGCAATTAAGCCAGCAATCCAAGCCTTAAAATTAATGCCCGGTTTAGCTACTGGCCCCGGTACAGCTCAGTACAATGATTTAATGGCCGCTGCTAAAGCTTGGGGAGTAATGGACACTAAGGCTGAAAATGACCCTACTGTATTGCGCCAAGAGATTGATAAGAAAATGGCTCAATATGTGGGCAATAGTCCGTTAGCTGGTCGCTCTGATGCAGCTCAAACACTAGCTGAGGCTGGTAGCCCTAACCCTAAGAAACAAATCAGCCAAGCGTTGCAAGCGTTGACTAGGGACGCTATCGCACTTGACCGTGTTAATATTTTAAAACCTCAAGCATTTAAAGGTACTGATTACCAGAACTATATTAAGCATTCTGGTACTTTCCCTGCTGGTATTGATGAAAAAGCTTTAACTTTAGATTTGCTCCCTGAAAAAGAGCGAACTGCTTTAGTTACTAAAATGGCAGCTGCTTACAAAAATGGTAACGCTTCTGAAAAAGCTAAAGCTGAAAAGTTTTTAGCAACTTTACAGATGGCTAAAGATAATAATATTTATGAAGCTGGAACTCAGTAAATGTCTGACTTCAACATAGATGAAGTTTTATCTAGCTTTGGTAAGTCAACGGTTGCTAAAAAGAATAGCAATTTTGACGTTGATAGTATTTTGTCTGAATTTAATGTTAAGCCTGAGGCTATACCAGAAACTACCAAACGAGTAATTATTAATACTGACCCTAAGCCGCCTATCTCTGGTATATCTAAAGAAAGCTCAGATGAATTAAACCAAACCCGTTTGGATAAAAAGGGTGGCGAAAATCCGCGTCCTGCTTTGCCCACAACTAGCATACAAGACAGTATGGCTGAGGCTGGCATAGCAGCTAAAGATTTAATGAAAGCTGGAGCAGCTGATTTAGAAACAGGTCATCCCTATAAGGGAGTTGGCAAGGTAGCTCTTGGCGCATTGTCTGCCATAATTTCTCCTGTCTCTGGAGCTGTAGAAGGTGGTATAGTAGACCCTCTGACAGAAATAACAGGTAGTAAAGATATAGGAGATAGAGCAGGTTTTGTTATTGGTAGTGCTGTTCCTATTGTTCCCGGTGCAGGAGCTGTTACTAAAGCATTACCTAAAAATAAAGCTTTGCGTACATTGGTTGAAAGCATTGGGCCTGAGAATTTACCAGAGGTAGTTAGGCAATTAAAAGCTAATCCTCGTTTAGCTCCTGCTGATTTGTCACCTAAGGTTTTACAAGACACTCAGCACTTGTTTGCTAACGATGGTCCGCAAATCAATTATTTAAAAAATACATCTGATGCTAGAATGGCTAGCAGAAAAGGTGCTATTACTGATGCTTATGATGCATCAGGAGGAGTGTCTGTAGATTTAGCTCAGAAGGTTACTGACTTAGCCAATGCTTCTAAAAAAGTTGGCTCTGAGCAAATCAATCCGTTAGTAAAAGCAGCCAAGCCTGTTGATGTTACCAAAACTTTAGAAAATATCGACGGTATTTTAAAACCGGGAGCGATGGCTAAGATAAGCGAAGGTAGTACCCTTCCTTTACCTGAAGTTAAGCAAGCTTTAGCTGGAGCTAAGAGTTGGTTGACTAATGGAAAAGAATTAAAAACAGGTGCTGAGGATTTACATGATATTCAAAAAGCATTACGCCGCCAAGGCTATAATTTAACTAAGAGTAGCAATGCTGGCGAACGCGAAATAGGTCATGCTTTATTGAAAGTGAGAAACGATTTAGTTTCTGACATTGACAAAGCTTCTCCCGGTTACGCCAAAGCATTAGAAAATTATCGCGATGAAATGCATATTGCTGATGCGTTTAGAGAAGGTCACGATAAAATATTTACCAGTTCTAAGAAAATGGAAAATGACCCATCGTTTACCAAAAAATGGTTTGATGGATTAAGCGAGCATGAGCAGCAAGCGGCTAAGGAAGGCGCTAGAGCTGCCATCTATACAGAAATGGGTGTTGCTAAAAATCCGGCGTTGGCTGGTGAAAGTGTTGCACGTTCTGATTTTAATAAAGCTAAAATGGAAATTCTTTTTGGTAAAGAAGAAGCAGAGACACTTTTAAAGAAATTAAACGATGAGCGCACTATAGCTAATACCCACAATAAAATTGTTGAGGGTAGTCAAACTGCTATGCGATCAGCTTCTAAATCTCAGTTTGCTTTACCAACTGCGTCTGAGGTTATGCACAGCGCACCAGCAGTAGCGGCTATGGAAGCGTCTAACTATTTTATGGGCGGTTTACCCGGAGTTGGCACAGCAGTTTTAGCTGGAGCAAAAGTTGGCAACACAGTTAAGGATGTTGTCAAAATGAAATTAGCTAGGGAGCATAATGCTAGATATGCTCAGTATGCTTTACCAACTGAAGGCCCTAGCCGCGATGAGTTAATCAGGAGCTTGGAGAGTTTTATTCCCGGTCCTAAGAAGTCTATGCTTAGTAGAGCTTCTAACGTAGCGTCTAAGATCATACCATAAAACAACAGGGTCTATGATTTTCCACTTTGCGTAAGCGGCTAAAATGAGTATTGTGGGCACCCAGATATAGTTGCGAAATTTTAAAAATATCAGGACTAAAATTATGAAGATTGCAGCTTCCATTTTTAAAACTTTGTTTTTGTGCTTGTGCATCATAGCTAACACGCATTTAGCTTACGCGCAAACTGCCTCTATTTTGCCACAAGGTAAAACACAATTTTTAGATAATAATGGAAAGCCGCTTACTTCAGGTACGGTAGATTTTTATATTCCGTCTACCACTACTCGCAAGACTACTTGGCAGAATAGTGCTGAAACTATAGCTAATGCTAACCCAGTAGTTTTAGACGCTGGAGGTAGAGCTATAATTTATGGTGATGGCTCTTACCGCCAAGTTGTTAAAGATCGTAATGGTAATACTATTTGGGATCAAGTTACCAGTTCTACAGGTTCTGGTAGCTCAAGCCCAACAGCTACTGGCGATGGTGACTTAGTTGGCACCATTAAGCCTTGGGCGGGTATGACTGCTCCTAACCAATATGCTTTTACGTATGGTCAGGAAGTTAGCAGAACAACTTACGCTACTTTATTGACAGCTATAACATCTACTCAGGGCACATTTTGTACTTCTGGTAGTCCTGTTCTTAGTGGTTTAAGTGATACTACTAATTTTTGGGTAGGCATGTCTTTAGAAAATAGTTGTACTGCTGCTGGCTTTACAACTATCGTTTCTAAAACTTCTAGTACAGTCACTATGGCGGCTAACGCTAACGTTACTACTAACGTCAACACTGTATTTTTCCCTTGGGGTAGAGGAAACGGCACCACGACGTTTAATATTCCTGATTTGAGAGGTTACGTACTAGCTGGTAATGGTAACATGGGCGGGGTGCCGTCTAATGTTTTGGTATCGCCTTATTTCGCGTCGCCTAATTCGGTCGGTGCCTCTGGTGGTGGTTCTTCTCAAACAATTTTTAATACTAACCTTCCGCCCTACACACCAACAGGCGCGATAACGAACGGTGACATTACCAGCACATTTACAGGAACTAACACCGGATTAAACTTTAACGTATCTGGAAGCGGAAATTTTAATAGCGGTAGCTTTGCTTCGCAAACTGTAGCAGGAACGATTATATCAACTCAAGCGCCGTCAACTTTTTTTGGTACCCCTGCTGGTGGTACGAGTGCACCATTCAGTATCATTCAACCAACTAAAACAACGAACTATATCATAAAGGTTACCCCAGATAGCAATTCCGCTACCGCGTCTGGGGTCACGTCTATTCAGAGTATGACAGGTGACATTGCTTGCGGACCAAATGTGAGTTGCACAGGTAACATTATTGATGTTAATTCGTCTAGCTTAAATTCAAACAATGTAGTTTACCCTACCCCCTATCTCAACGGCATTTCCCAAACCCAAACTAATTATAACAATCAAAGATTATCAGTACTAGATTTTGGTGCAAAGGGAGATACTAAAAAAATATTTGACGGCGCTATCACGTCTGGAACCAACTCGTTTTCGTCAGCCAGTGCTAATTTTGTACTTGCTGATGTTGGAAAAGTTATCCGTATATTAGGTGCTGGTGCGGCAGGAGGTATCCTAGAAACAACCATTTCTGCGTATGTGAACTCCACTACTGTTTCGTTGACATTGGCCGCGTCAACTACCGTATCTAGCGCTAGCAGTTTTTATGGGACTGATGACACAACTCATATTCAAGCTGCTGTAAACACCTTTGCAATCAATGCCAGCTTGAGGGCGTTTGGATGTTTGCTTATACCCAATAGAATTTTTATCACTACCTCGTCATTAACTGTTAATGCGTTTACGAATATGTGCATTGAAGGCGCGGGTTCGTCTATTGTGAGCGATAGCTTAGGCTCTATCATTCAACCATCTGTAAACTCAGACGGCATCACTATTTTGTCTGATGATCCTTTCGTCATTAAGGATGTTGGTATTAATTACGTAGCGCATGCGGTTTCGAACACAGCCGCGATAAGATTTAATCCAGCTAGTGGACATTTAAATCAAGGTTCTGTTATCAGATTTAATAAAATATACAATGCTTATGACGGTATTGTATTGAATCGGACTGTTTTGGCTGGCGTGGATGGAAACAATATAGTAGAATTCACTGGGAGTGCTGTTGTCCAACAAAATGATGTAAATTCTAGTGGACTGATTGGAGATGCTGGCGACGTTAGAATTTCTAATAACCAATTGTTTGGATCTAGCACTAATGTTCCAGCCACTTGTGTTTATTGGACTGGTGGCGGCGGATTGACGTTTACTGGAAATAAATGCTCATTAGCCAACATCGGTTTCCAGATAAACCCAGCAGTTAACACCAATACGTCACAAATCAATATCGCAAACAATAGTTTCGATGGCATGGGTCAATACGGTGTATTTTTCTCTAGGCAAGACGGAACGTCATTAATTAATCAGATTATCGTAAATGGAAATACTTGCAATCTCTTTACCGCAGTAGCGACAAGTTGTTATGCGTCCCCTGTTGACCCTAATGGTGTCGGCTTGACAAACTTAATCGTTACAAACAATACAGTATACGGTTCCAGCATAGCATCTACCGTATTCAACATTAATTCTACAAATAACACTATTATCTCAAATAACTCTATACAATCTAACAATAGTAGTAGCGTAGGCATAAATATTGGCTCTACTGTAGTAAACGCGACGGTAGGGGCTCAGTCTTTTACCGGATTATTTGCCAATGATTTTGTGAACGCTAGCGCCACTTACAAGGTCGGTAACGCTATCACGCCTAACGTTGGAGGAATAGCTTATTCAACCGCTGATAGACTTGCTGTTTTGGCTGGCACTGCGACAGCAAGCCAAATGCTTCAGTCTGGAGCAAGCGCCGCGCCAACATGGTCTACTGCGACATGGCCAGCCACTACGACTATCAATCAATTACTGTATTCTACTTCTGCTAATACGGTAGCAGGCTTGACCGCTGCCAATAATGGTACACTTATTACTTCGGCTGGTGGCGTTCCATCTATTTCATCCACCTTACCTACTGCTGTACAAGGTAACATTACCTCAACCGGTACAGTAACCAGCGGTGTTTGGAACGGCACCGCTATCGATCTTTCTCACGGCGGTACTAATAATTCCATTACTGCCTCAAACGGCGGGGTTGTTTGGTCTGATACGTCAAAATTAAATCTTCTATCTGGCACCGCTACTGCTAGTTTACCCCTATTATCGGGAGCTAACGTTACCCCATCTTGGGCGACAATTTCTTATCCCACTAGTGCTACTAGTGGTGGTATGCCTTATTTTTCATCTGCTACCGCGATAAGTTCATCTGCTCTTTTAGCTGCTAACTCCATTATGATCGGTGGTGGCGCTGGAACAGCACCTTCGACAGCAGGATGTACAATTAGCGCTACAAACTCACTAGTTTGTACGTCATCCTCGGCGTTTGCTCCGGCCATGAACGTCACTAACACAACGAGTGACGCGAACGCCGCACAAATTCAAGTTTCCAAAAGTCGTTCGGTCAGCAATACTCTAACCAACGACGCTCTTGGTTATTTTGTGTTCCAAGGCTATGCCAACTCTGGTTATAGAAGCACTGCTGTATTGCAAGTCACGCAATCCGGAGCATCGTCCGGTAGTATAGTCCCATCTAAAATGCAGATTTCTACAAGTAATAGTGCTGCGCTTCAAAACCAGCAATTCACATTTGATCAAAATGCTCACATGGCTGTAACTTTACAAGCTACAGCACCCACTGTATCAGGGGGGTGTAATGGAGCCGGCTCTTCAATAACTGGCGCTGGTGGAGTTGCTAACGATACCCACGGAACTATTGTTGGTCAAACAGCAGCAGCTACTACCTGCACAGTATTATTTGGAACAGCTTATGCTAATGCTCCTGATTGTGTATTTTCTGGCTTTCAATCTCCTATAACAGTAATCAATAGTGTAGGAACAGCTAGTTTTCAAATAACGTTTGCTAGCACAGCTAATTATAAGTTTAGCTACATCTGTCGTGGAATTTAAAGGAAAAGCATATGCCCACAAAATGGCCTCATGACGACACTGCAAGTAAACGTGCCTTCTACGGTGACTTCAGAAATAAAGAATGGGCAGCTATCAATCTAGTTCGCGTCTACGCTCCATTTAAAATCTATTATGATAAGAAGCCTGTAAATGGTGTCTTGGTTCACAATAAATGTGCTGCTGCGTTCCAAGCGGCCTTTACTGAGATTTGGGAGAAGTGTGGGCATGATCAGAAAGCAGTGGACAAGGCAGGAGCTAGCGCTATAGGTGTAACAGGTGACACGGCAGCTTCTGGTGCAGGTGGAGCGGGAGCAGCTTCCTCCATTTCTGGCGCTTTTGTTACTTATGGCGGTGGCGGTGGCGGTGGTGGCTCCTATAATACTGCATTTGGTGCCGTAGGTGGCAATGGTGGTTCGGGTATTGTGATCGTTTCATATCCCCAATAATAAAAATCTAAAGGAAAATTAAATTATGGAACCAGCTTCAATACGATATAAAAATCCCGGTGCAATGTGGGGAAGCAACCTAGCTATCAAATGGGGAGCTTTACCTAAAGCTGTTGTTTTAAATGATGGTACAGGGCAAGGAAATAACATTGCTGTATTTCCCACATATGTTCAAGGCATTTGCGCGCAATTAGACTTATGGCGTACATCTAAGAACTATAAAAATAAGCCATTTAAAAATGCTATCGCTATTTGGTCAGGTGGCAATCATGTAGAAAGCTACATTAAATTTGTATGTGATCGCGTACCCGGTATGACGCGCGATACTGTCATGAATGATAGCTTTTGGAAAAGCGAAATGGGGATTGGCTTCCTGAAGGCTCAGGCATGGCATGAAGCTGGAAAACGTTATCCGGCTCCTGATGCTGACTGGATTAAAGCGCAGAGTATTATATTTGGTACTGTTCCAAATATAATTGATGAAGCTAAACCTGTATTACCAATTCGCGATACAGCTTGGTTACAAACTTCACTTAATAAATTAGGGGCTGAGCCAAAACTAGATGTAGACGGAATTGTTGGTCCTAAATTAAGAGAAGCTATTAAAAATTATCAGCGTAAAAATAATTTAGATGTGGACGGCTTAATTGGTCCTGCCACTATGCGAGAGATTGAATTTGATTTGATCAATCCAGATATTAAACTTCCTGAAATTATTTTACCATCCCCCGGTCAGGTTTTACCTGACTTGGCTCCTACGTTTTGGGAGCGCGTTGTAAATTTATTTAAACCTAAAGGATAATTTTAAAATGAATAAGCAAGTTAACATTGGTGCTGTTATAACTTCTATGATTGTTTTGTTTGGCTTCATTATGATTTCATTTTTAGCATTAAAGCCTCAAGCTGCTGGTGTTGATGACAAGTTAGTAGTTCTGCTGTTTGGTTCATGGTCAAGCTTAGCCGGTATAGCTGTTGCTTATTGGCTTGGATCATCTTCTAGTAGTAAACAAAAGGATGACGTTATTCAGACTATGACAACTACTGCTAACACTACAGCAGATACAGCAGCAAAGAATTAAAGCCATGATTGCAGCATTAGGAGCTATCGCAGGATTTTTGAGTACCGTTGCTCCTTTGCTTGTTCAATGGCTGACACTTAAGGAAACTAATTCTCATGCCTTCAGTATGGAGCAGCTTAGGCAGCAAGGGGAACGTGAGAAAATCGCGGGGCAGGTGGATATTGAAAACTCTCGCGTGGATGCTAGACAGGCAGAGCATATTTATGATTTTGCTAGCGGTGCTAGTGGTATTCGTTGGGTGGACGCGCTGGCCGTATTTATCAGACCTTTTATTACGCTATCCTTTTTTATGCTTTACTTGTTAATGAAAGTTGCATTGTTTATTTATGCTGTAAACAGTGGATATGATTTAGGTCAATTAGTTAAATTACTTTGGGGTGAAGCTGATGAAGCGGTTTTCGGAGCTATCATGGGATTTTGGTTTGGTAATCGTGTGATCATGCGTACTCAGGGGATGGCTGCCACACAAGCGATTATGCAAAGAGGGAACAAATCATGAGCAATTGGATTATCTCAGGAACACTCGGATTTATCACTGGTGGAGCTTTCATTTGGTTTTTTAAAATTAAAATCCAGAGTTTAGTTATCAGTGGTAACAAATTGTCTGCTAAACTTCATGCTCAGGCCGATGCTCTGAGGAAATAAAATTTAAAAAGTCTGATCAATTTTGAGCATCGCTAGGGAGCAATTTCTATTATGGATCAGGAATTACTCAAGTTGGGAATTGCTGGCCTAATTTGTGTCGTCCTTTGGATTATGCTTATGAAGTCTGAAAAACGAGAAGAAAAGAAAGACTTGCGTATTCAACTGTTAGAAAATCAATTACGTGAGAGCTATGACGAAAGAGTTGAGGCAGCAGATAGAATAGGTGGCGCTATTCATGATAGCGCAAGTGCTGCAAATAATGCCGCAAAAGCTTTAGAAGTTTTAACAGATGAAGTAAAAGGGTTGAGGAATGGATAAGATAATCAGGCAATTTAGACGTATCTATTCCGACGATGGGTCTAATGATGTAGACTTTTCTGCTCAGGAGGAGCGCTTGCGCTTAGCTGACAACCGGCTGACACAAGCCACTCAGGAGCTAACCCGCGCGGCTGACAGGCTCAATGACGCGGCTCTAGGGGTAGATAGCAGGGCTAAACAGTTGCACTGAGGATTGGCAGGGAGCTAGGCTACGCTCGTTAAAATCGAGGGGCCTTGCTAGGACAGCCCGAAAAGTCAAAGGCCCTCAGGGGCCTTTGTTTTGCTTCTGCTTAGCCTGCCATGCTCTAATTAGAGGCAACTTTTTAGCATTGGTGCATGGCTTACAATGCTTCTTTTCGCCTAGCGTTCGCATATAGCTGAAGTCTTGCCCACAAATCTGACATTTGCTTATTTGGGGTACTGGTTTACGGGTTATTCTAGACACAAACTCTTAAAACTGAAGTTCCATTAATTAAGCAATTAGTAAACGCTTTATTAAATTCTAATTCGTGTTCTATCATTACAGATTGAGAGATCAACCCATATACCAACATAGCTTCTGGATCAGCATCATCAGCTTCAGATATTATTCTGAAGTCATCTAATTGTATTATTGTAATTTTATTTAGCATCAGAAAAACTCTATCTGTTTAGGCTTAGGCGTATGCCCAATATCCTCAAGTATTTCCCTAGCATACTTTATATACCAATCATAGTTTATATCCTCAGGGAAGCTTTCTGGTAGGTCTAAACAGGGCTTGGCCCCTTCGCTACCAGCTACAGTATTGTTGGCCTGTACCGTCTGAATAGCCCCTGTAACCCCTTTAGCGTAATACCATCTTAAAACCCTACCCAAGTAAACCCCGTTTTTGTGGGCACCGGGAGCCTTAGCCTGCCTGATGTTAACAAACCGGGTAAAGTCTTTGCATTCTCGAATAGTCTGCTCAATCGGCACTCCTTTAGAGATTAAAGCCCCTACAGCATCAGAACAAATCTGTACAGTAGGATTAACGTCTAATTGAGTGCCTGACTGTGAACCAACCTCAGCATAGGGATTGCCCTTCTTTTTAATTCCGCCTTCAGCTTTAACAGCAAAGTAAGCATTAACATCCCTAGCATAATAAGCACTGTATTTGGTTTCTTCAGTAGTAAAGCCTGAGATGTTTTCCCAATACTTAATAATTTGAGCTTTAGTTTCTGCTTTGCTTTTATGTACCAGCTTAACAATACCGTCTGTATTGGCGCTGATAACTGGAATACCTGCTAGCTCCAGCATTTCAATGAGCATGAGCAAAGCAAGCTGGCCTGATACTGTCATTTGAATTGTATTATCTGGCGAGTAGAAAACGCTCCATACGTCACTCAGCTTTCCAGATGTTCCGTTGATGACAATTTTTAAACCTTTGTCTCTGGAAAATATCTTGCGCTTCTTAGCGTCTAACCGAACATCAATAATTTTATCAAATGCGACTAAGAAATTAGGGCCACAACTAGCAGGGTACAAGCCAAGGGTAGTGATAAGTCTAGGATAATAACTCGCAACATCATCATCTACTACTTCTGTTTCATCATCAGCTTTATACGCTACAGTTTCCTCAGAGCTATGCAAGCCCCCAATACCAATACGGTAGGCTCCATTGTTAACCCTGACTACTCCTGTAAGCTCCTCAGGAATAGCGATCTTACCTGATGGCTGGACTACAAATTTAGCTTTTTTAAGTTTTTCTACAAGCTGCTGTAATTCTGGCGTTTGATATTGTATGTAATGCGGCAACTGATATTTAAAAACTGTTCCCGGTTCTACATTCTGCCTTTTAGGAGCTTTGCCATTTAGCTTGCCAACCTCCTTAGCTAAAATCACTTCTGCAATTTGAGCATCTGACTTGCTCATTAAGTTTTCATGATACTCCATACCTAAAGCTTCTCTAAGCTCTAATCGCTCTTTCATAAAATGAAAAAGCTTTTCAGTTATGTCTAACTGATTAAAGTTGAAATGTTTTAATTCGCTAATTTCAAATTCTGTTAAATCGTCGTTTATGGGAAACGGCT